CCAGGATAGTATGGTCAGCGTCCGCCCAAAAAGGTAAAACCTCATCCGCCGGAAAGCGCTTAAAGGCCAGTTCTCCACCCTCATAGTAGGGGTAGAGCCAGGCTTTCCCGCCTATCCAAGCGCCCTCGCCCACCGTCCGCATAGTCCGGCGGAAACGGGCTCCCAACACCGCCGCCAAGGCTGCCGCATAAGCCTTGTTTTCCGTATCAAAAGAAAAAGGGCGGCCAAAAGAGTAATTGGTCTTTTGGTCCACCATTTTGGAGTAGATATTGTTTACCAGCCGGTTATTGGGCAGATGCTGGAGCTCAATAGGCTTGCCATCATCGTCCAGGGCCGTCCGCCTGCGGTGCAGCACGGCCTGCTGGCCGTCATAGTACGCCTCAGCGATGACCTGCCGCTTGCGCTCAGGGGAGCAGAGCCAGGCCGTGATTTCCAGCTCCAGAAAGCGCTTGTCCGTCATGCCCCTCTGAAAATTGGTGGCTGTCCTCAGCACGCAGTCATCCTGCAAATTCAGTGTTACCATTGCTTTTCACCTCACAGACATCCTGCTTGCTGCCAGGCGGCGTATAGTTTCGGCCCTTGTATGGCTATCCAGTCCACAAGCTCCTCACAGGTGGGCCAACTGTCCACGCCAAGAGCATTCACACTTAGTCCGCTCTCATAGAGAAAAGCGTGCGTAAGTTCGTGCCTCATGCACCTGCGCCCATAAGCGTCCAAGTCCTTTTTGCTGCCAGGCTCTTTTCGCTCCGCAGCCGTGTATTTTTGGGCTACGCAGAGCTTAACGCTGGTATCACAATAACCGTCACACGTCGCAAGCTCCGGGTCCTGCGCCTTGGTATGGTATTCCAGCGTGTAGGGAACACCCAAAACAAAAACTCGCATAGCGCACCTCACCGAAAGCTCAACAGGGACGGCGCAAATACTTTGTGGACAAAATAGCGCACATCGTCCATACTGTGATCATTCTCTTTGATGGGCCGATCCGCTGTGGCCTTTTCGTCCCAGCGGTACAGACCAAATTCCCGGATACAGTCTATGCAGCAGGCATTAAAGAACACGTCTCCGCATTGAAGCCGGGTGGCCACATCCCGGATGCCATCCAACACAGCGTTAGAGGCCTTTTCCACGTAAAATCGCCCGTGGCGGCGGATGACCTCAATGAAAGACGCCGCCGAGGGGTCCACGATCACCGCCGCGATAGGAAGAGTGCCGGCCAGCTTTTCAAGCTCCGCATAGTGCTCCTCATCGGTGCGCTGCCGCCCCTCTTTGCAACTGTCAAAGTAATACTCCCGCATCCTGTACCACCCGCCATTTGCACGGCCCCAGAGGCCCACGCTGGTGGGATTTATGGTGCCGTAGTCGCAGGACAGGTAGTATTTGTCATAGGGCAGTGGGATTTCCGGCACAACATGAAAATCCTTGTTGAACATGGTATAGACTAACCCCTCCGCCACTACCCAAAGGCCCCGGATGTAGCGATCATAAAACACGCCGGAATACTGCCGCTCGTAGCGATCCTTGATTTCCTGCGTCAAACTGTAATTATCCTCCATGGTGAAATGCAGGTGGAGAACGTTGTGCTTTTTCGGCTGATCATTCTCCAGCCACTTCTTGTAAAACCAGTGGGAAGGGCCCTCCGGGTTGCAGTTGAACCACAGCTTGGACCCGGCCACAGAGCACCGGCCCGTCGCCTGATTGACAAAGCTCTCCGGCATCAGGGCCACCTCATCCAGCAGGATACCTGCTAAGGTGATGCCCTGGATCAATGCGGCGCTGCTCTCATCCTTACCGCCGAACAGGAAAAAAGCGTTGCTCCGCCCGGCAGCACTCACAATGATTTTATTCTCCGTGCGGTGCTCTTTGAAACTGAACACCCCCGCCAGCCATGTAGGCAGATTAGAGGTTACATTGCGCCGCAGGCTCTCGATGGTCTTGCCGCAAAGAGCAAAATTTTGGCCGTTAAAACGGGACATCGCCCACATGACGAAGCCCACCGTCATGGCCACTGTTTTGCCGGAGCGGATGGAGCCGTCGCAGATAATGCCATCATAATACTCAAAGCCCGGCCTATTCCACCACGTCATCGCCAGATTCTGCCGGGGGCTCAATTTCCGATATTCCATCTGTGCTGATCTCCTCCCGTGTGCTCTGGTCGATAATGTCGAAGATGTTGTTTTCCTCAGCGGCGGGAGCAGCGCCGCTACCAAACGTGCCCAAATGTTTGCCCAGCAGCTCCAGGGCCCGCACCTTGTCATGCAGCTTTATCTCAATGCCCAGATTGGCGGTATACTTGATACCTGCCACAGCGGGGAGCTTTTCCCTTGGCACCTCGCACGTAGGCTTTACGGCAAGAAGGCCCGCCTGGGTCACGGTCACAAAGTCCGTGCCGTTGGCAAAGGCAATGGCGGCCAACTCCCGCAGCACGGCCTCCTGAGTGATCTCCAGCTTGCCCCGCAAGGCTTCACGGCGTTTTCGGATGGCGTCAGACACGTTATTTTTCGTGATAAGCTGCCGTCCGATACTTGGATCTTTATACCCCGCACGTTTGGCGGCAGCGGTAGCATTAAGATCTACCAAATATTCTTGCACAAAACGCTCCTGCTTTGGCGTCAACTTGGCCATATCACCACCCCGAATCAAAATAAAGAACAGCAGCAAGGGGCGGAAAATTCCGCCGCCTTGCCGCTGTCAGTTAAGAAAATGCTGCGCTTTATGCTATATATCCATGATACCATTATACGCAGATCGCCGTAACATTTACAATCCTCTTTCGCAACATCTTTCATTTCTCTGTCCGCTTTAAGTACCTGTGGCACATCATTTTCACATTTTCCGCGCTGTTTCTTCCGCCGATGCAAGTCGCCACCTGCTTCCAAGGAATTGATGCACTTTGAGTCATGCACCCACAATGCCATTATAGCACAGACCAAACGGACATTTTGGGACAACTTTTATTTTTTACTCAAATAGCGGCTTACCCTTTTACGTACACCCTCAAAGGTATTCCCTCCGCCAAGCTGTGATGCAATTTCGTCATACCTCAAACCGTCAACAAAACGCAATTCGAATATCTGCCGCGTTATACTGTCTGGAATCTCGCCTATATACCGTTCCAAGCGGCTTCGCTCATAGAGGCACTGCCGGCGCTTGATCTCTATGATACCCCGCAAGTCAGCAATTTCTGCCGCACACTTTCCCACCTTGTCTACCACAGCGCCACCGTGGGATGTTCCAGTGAGGACCCGAGCACGCGGCAGAGCTCTCTCTTCAAGCTCCTGGAGGCGACGCTCGTCCATCTCGATCTCCCGTTTGAGGTAATAAAGCTGAGATAATTCCTTCAGGGTCATCCTTCTGCCTCCGTTTCCTCTCCCCGCCATATGGGCCTGCACTCACCCGTGCCGAAAGTGCATCTGCGGGTACATACCTTGCAGGCATTGCCGCCAGCCATGACAAAGTGCAGATCCTCAATAGCCTTGGTCAATGAAGTGTTCACCTGAGCCAGTTTGACCTCAGCGGTGCAGGCCTGTTCCTGGGCTCTGGCGCAGGCCTCCAAGGCTTCCTGGGCGGAGGACGCGGCTGCTTTGGCCTCCTCCAGCTCCTCCGCCAGCTGGTCAGCCCTCAGCAGGTCCGCCTCGTGCTGGACAGTCAGCCTGGCATTTTCCCGGATGATCTCATCTGCAAAAATGATGTCCTTATCAAGCACAATACTGCTCATTTTTCACGTCCTCCTTGATTTTCCTGACTCTTGCCCTAAGGGCCCGCATGACGGCCTCATGAGTGTCCGCACGGTCCCGGATGGTGTCCATCACGTCCTCATCCTCACACCCCTGCACCACAAGATAATGCACGAAGACCTTGTCGTAAGGAGATCCCTGCCGGTATAGGCGGCAGTTGCCCTGATCGTTCAGCTCAAAGGACCAGTTAAGCCCATACCACACTACATGACGCCCGCCGGCCTGAAGATTAAGCCCGTAGGCACAGGAGGCCGGATGCACCAACAACACGTCCACCTCTCCGCTGTTCCAGGCGTCCTCATCTTCCGTGCCCTTGTAGACCCGCACCCGCAGCTTGTCCCGACGGCCTTTGTTGTACTTCTCCAGCCGCTCCAGAATGCGGTCGCGGTCGTGTTGGTAGCCGTAAAAGGTCAGACAATGCTCTCCGTCAAGCTGCTCCAGCAGCTCCACATAGGCCTCCAGCTTACAGTCATGGACCGGGACCACCTTGCCGTCATCGTTGTAGACGGCCCCGTTACAATACTGCAAAAGTTTCCCCACCAGAACCCCGGCGGTGCCCGCCGTGATGACGTCTTCATCCACCTCCAGCAGCAGGTCCCGCTCAAACTGGTCATAATCCCGCTTGACCTTGGCATCCAGCATCACCGGGATTTCATGCTGGATGAAGTCCGGCAGCTGCAAATAATCCTCTGCTTTCATGCTCACACAGATGTCAGAAATGGCCGCCAACACAGCGCTCTCTGCTCCATCTTTAACCTTGTAGCTAAAGATTTGGGTGCGGCTCCGCTGATCCGGGTCAAAATACCGCTCACGGTAAGCACTCAGGGACGGTCCCAGACGCTCGCCGCCATCCAGCAGATACACCTGGGCCCACAGGTCAATGAGGCCCTTGGAGGACGGTGTGCCAGTCAGCAGGACCATCCGCCTGATAAAGCGCCGTACCCGTTTCATGGCCTTAAAGCGCTTGCTCTGGCTGTTCTTAAAGCTGGTGCTCTCATCCAGGACCACCATGTCAAAGGGCCATGTCTGCTTGTAGTAGTCCACCAGCCACTCCACATTTTCCCGGTTGATGACGTATATGTCTGCTGATGCGTTGAGAGCCTTAGTACGCCTGGATGTGCTTCCCAGCACTGTAGAGATGCGAAGATTTTGCAAGTGATCCCACCGTGCCGCTTCCTTCTGCCAGGTGGCCTCTGCCACTTTCTTGGGAGCCACCACCAGCACCTTGGACACCTGCCAGCGAAAATATTTGAGAATGTTGACAGCAGAGAGAGTAATACTGGTCTTACCCAGGCCTGGTCTTAAAAAAAGGCCGGTGGCGGGATTGTCCACCAAAAGCTGGATGCAGTAAGTCTGATATTCATGGGGTATGTACTTCATGGCTCACCCTCCATCTCCTGAATAAAGCTGTCCACTTTCTCCACGGTATCAATACAGCGGAAATCAAAGCCTAAAGCAGCGATCAATCCGCACACATGCTCTTGCAACTTTCTCAGTTTTTTGGCGGGGGCCTTGGTTTCCACAAAAATAATTCGGGCACCCGGCAACAAAACAATTCTATCTGGCACCCCATTCAGTCCGGGGCTTACGAACTTCAAAGCTAAGCCTCCCAATCTGTTTTTTATCTGCTTTCTCAGGTGCTTCTCAACCTCTTTTTCAAGCAAAGTTATCCCCTCCAATTTCATGCCGTGGGACGATGGGCCTCGCGCGCGTATATATACGCACATCAGGCGGATTAGGCGTTTTATATATTCTCTATTAATCTATTTCATAATTAATAGAGATTAAATGTTCCAATGTTCTAATTAGTCAAAAAGCCAGCATTTCCAAAGGTTTCCCTCGGAACATTGTCCGGAACATCCGCCGGAACCTGTCCCGGAACATTCAAGGCAGTTTTTTCAATGTTCCGGGCGATGTTTCACCAAATGTTCCTGCGTATTTTAATAAATCCGCGCTGCTTGCCGCAGTAGCCAAAGCGCAAAGAATTAGAGGCCTTTTCCCATTCAGCGGTAGCTTCTAGGATACTGTTAATCTCTACCGTGTCACTGTACCGCATCTCCTTTTGCTTACCGTCCAGGGCCTCACACCACACCTCCAGAGCACACACCCGGTCACGGTCCACCAGCTTGATGCCGCCCTGCACACCGCCCGCCCAGAACATCCGGCGGCGGTCAAGCGGCCAGCTCTGCCAGTCCTCCGGCACTTGGCGGCCTATAAAATCCAGGATGATGCCCTCACGAGTGCTGACTTCCCGATGCTCATCCTGCTTCTGCCTGGCAGCGTCCTCCAGCTCACCGCTGAGGAAAAGGGGCTCTCCAAGCTGCCAGCGCACCTTGGCCTCCGCCCAAAGTTGGTCGATCTCATCCGGCAAATCGGCCCAAACGCTCTTGGTCACTGGAGATACTCCTACATCTACCGGCCAAAAACGCCGGTTGCCTGTGCGGTCCTGTAGATAGTCCTTGGTGTTCGTGGTGCCGAAAAAGACACAGCACCGGGGCAGCTCCTTGACGTTACGGCCGTAGGCAGCCCGGAAACGGTCCGTCCGCAGACTCAAAAATTGCTTGATACGGGCCACGTCCGTCCGTCGGAAAGCGTCCAGCTCCGATATTTCCACCAGCCAGACGCCTTGCAGGAGCTCAGAGGCCTCCTTGCCTTCAAAAGTGCGGATACTATCGTTAAACCAGCCCTTGCTCATCTTGTCCAGCAGGGTGCTCTTACCAAGGCCCTGGGGCCCGGACAGGATGAGCATAGTGTCATACTTGCTGCCGGGGACCATGGCACGGGTCACGGCAGCAGTGAACGCTTTGCGGGTCACCGCCCTGGTGTAAGGCGTATCTGCGGCTCCCAGGTAATCGATAAAGAGGGTATCCAGCCGGGGCACACCGTCCCACTGGAGGCCGTTCAAAAAGTCCTGTACATCGTTGAAAGCATGAGCCGTGGAGTGCAGGGATAGAGCTCCATCGATCTTGCCGTTGCCGGAGATATGGTGGTACCGCTCCATATACCAGTACAGACCCTCGTTGTCATTATCATCCCACAGGCGGCGTCCGGTTCGCCGGTCCCAGGGAAGATCTCCCAGGACCTCGCCGCGGCCCGCAAAGCGATTAAGGGCAAACTTGCCTTTGAGCAGCGGATCATGCTCCAGGATAATCCACACGTTGTCGATAGTGGGCTTGGGAAGCCCTGTCGGGGTGCTGACAGCCAGCTTACTCATCCAGTTGGCGGGGTCTTCGGTGTTATCCACCGCCACGCCGGTAAAGTCCTGCACAGCCTCCTGATAGCGCTCCTGGCTCATCAGAGCGGCCACACCGGCATCCTGCACAGCCAGCTCACACATGGCCTGATAAGAAGGCAGCCGGTTGGTGGGCGTCCCGAGCTGGGCCTCATCATCCTGGTCACCAAAGCGGTGAAGCCGTACCAGGTCAAAGGCATTGACCAGGCGATTACTGCACGGGTCTGTAGCATGGTGGGAATAGAGAAATTTGCCGTTGTCATAGACCACGGCGCCTCCGGTGGTGGAGCCGCCCAGATAGGTGTACCTGCCCGGCATATTCTCCACAGCCTCATACGTTCCGGGGATGAGCTCATCCATGGCCCGATAGATGTCATAGGTGCGGCAGAAAGCGCCTACCACGCCCTTTTTAGCCTCAGGATCACCCTGCTTGGCAGCCAGCTTTGAAGGGCTCACAGCGCCCGGCACCTGGGGCCAGAGGGCGCAGTTCTGCCAGTCCTCATATTGGGCCAGCAGACCGTCCGCAGAGATGAGGGGCCGGTCTTTCCAGGCATAAATATACTGGCTGTCAGAACAGCAGGAAGGCCAATACATGAGCCGGGAGACCTCAAAGGTAGTGGGGTCGCAGAGCTCCATGCCGATATACGCAGCTGCCTTGCGAGCCAGAGGCTCATACTCATCCGCTGACACGGTGCGATCAAGGGGCAGCAGGACACGGAGCCTGGGAGCCGCCGGACTGTGCTTGCGGGTAGAGTAGATGCAATAGCCGCAGCCTAACCCATCCACCCGGCGGAGCACGTCATCCGTGCCCCCGGGGGGGATGCTGTCCAGGTCCAAAGTGAGGATGTCCCGCCCGGTGACGGCGTTAGCCCTGCGCCGGGGGCCGGACAGCGTACCGGCCATGAAGCCGCCCACATCTTTGAGGTCATCCTGCTGGGCCTTTTTCATATTCAAATATTCCGTCAGCGGCTCCGTGCCCCTGGCAGGAGTCTGGAGCCGGGCCCACAGCTCTGAGAGGAGCATGGTCTGCGGCGTCCAGGTCATAGTCCGCCGGTTATTTCCGGCGGAAATTGTGATTTTGCGGTCGTATTGCATAGGAGTTGCTCTCCTTTTTGTGGTCTTATGGGAGCCTTACGGCTTTATCATCCCAGTATTCCGTGGCCCCTACTTTTCGGGGCCGGGTGTCAAAGGCTTCAATCCAGTCCGGCAGACTCTCATTGATGGCGTCAAAGCGGAGGCCCCACCGGGTACAGGCGGCCACGGCCTCCTCCAGCAGCTTGCCCTCCCGACAGGTCCAGAGGATGAGCCCAGCACCGGCGGCCTGCTCCACCTTGGCCGCCAGGATGACATCAAAATAGGGCTCTCCGACTTCCGGGAAAGCGTTGGAGCACAGGCAGCCGTCAAAGTCAATGGCTATGGCTTTTCTCACCTAAAGCACCTCCCGGTCTTTTTGTCCCGGAGCTCGATGCGGGCCAGCAGTTCAAAGTCGCTCTCCGCTATGATGTACCTGAGCACCTTGATGAGAAAGTTGACCTTGCCCTCCAGGGCGTCATCCTCCCGCATGATAGGCTTTAATGCGCGGTATGCCGTAGGGTCCGGGTATTTGCTGGCGTTAAGAAACGGGTTTTTGTTGCCGGGCATTTGGGTCACCTCTTTGCTATTTCTTCAAATACAATTTGCTGAGGCAGGACGCCCCGGCACACGTAAACGCTGCTGAACGGCGGATTTAGAGAGGGTGCGGGGTCCGTGTAGCTCTTGAAATACGCCACCCGGCGGTTGAAATACATGAGCGATTGACCGGGCAATCCGGCTTTTGCCGCCCATATACTGCACGGTCCATCAGTCCTTTCTAAAGATTTAGTCCTGCCCACTGTTCAGCCATTGCGGCGGCGATGCCGGGGAAAGTCTTGGCTCTGTTAATGGGATCCCGCTCTTTCCGGCCTTGAAAGTGCCTATAATTACCGTGTGCGTCTTTACACCCTCCGTTTACCCAGGGGGTGACGCCCTCTGTGATGATTTTGGTGGGCTCCAGTAAAGGCAGGTTTTTGAGCCACAGACAGGTCCGCTTAGTGTATGGATGTCCAAACTGCCACGGTTGGACGGCTTGCGTATAAAGAGGCAGCCCCACCAGTTTCATGGGCGTTGGATTTTCAACGGCGATTTTGACGCACTCAGCATTTAAGAATTGCAGGAAAAAAGCCTTTGCTTCCATGGCCTTTACGTATCGCTCAGGGACTATCTCACCTTTCACTCTCATGCGGGCCGCACTTGCATTTGTCAGATAAGTGCACGGTGGGAAAGCTATGAGCATATCCCAGCGGCTCAGTATGTAGTGCGGGGTCCCGTCACGGGTATAGAAAAAGGCATACCCGGCAAGCAATGGGAGCACGTCTTGCTGGATGTGCCACTCTGGATGGCCACCGGAGCAGGGGATGAGGTCACAGCTATACGCCTCGTGACCAAGTTTCCGCAGAGCTATGGTAACGGCCTGGCTTTCCTCACAAGCAACAAGGATTTGCATTTTGCTTCCCCCCTTGGCCCACCACCGCAAAGTAGGAGGCTTGTCCAATTAGTCCTTTCTAAAGAATTGCCCCACCCAGCCGTCAGCGTTGAGGGGCAGGTCCGGGGCCCAGGAGATGGGCTGGCGCATGATGCTCACCACCGTCTGGAGCATGGTGTCCTCATCGGTCCAGGGGCCACGT